ACAGAAGTGCATAAACTCGGCAGGGCGAAAATCTTTATCGGTATCAAAGAATTGTTTGCCGGCCTTATCACTTTCCCCGTTCTTGTTATCTCCGTCCACATACCATGAAGGGTTAGAAGCATAAGCACTATTGCCTAAATTATAAGGGACATCAGCTATGATTAGTTGAGCCTTAGGAATGCCATAGACTTTATAATTCTGGAAATGGTCATTATATAGTTCTATTTCTTTCATTTCTTTCTAAGTTTTGAATTATTCTTCGTCGTCATAGTCTGAATCAAAGATGCGAGCAACCATATCGACAATATTTTCTTCTATATCCTCGGTAGAACCTGTTACAGCATTAGCGATATTTTTCTTCTCTTGAATTATTCGATAAACCTTTTCGTCAATAGTGCGTCGGCCAAGGAAGTAGTAACAGGTAACAGAGTCCTTTTGCCCTATACGGTGTGCCCGGTCTTCGCACTGACAACAATCGGCGTATGTCCAAGGGAACTCAACAAAAGCGACATTACTTGATGCAGTAAGCGTTAAGCCAACTCCAGCCGCTTTAATAGAGCAAATAATAATATCTGTCTTAGGATTATTCTGGAAGGCATCAACCGCTCTTTGCTTCATGTCCGGTGATTCTCTACCTGTTACAGATACAGCCGTGGGGAAGTAACGTTTCAATTGATCTACAACTTCATGAAGCGAACAAAAGAGAATTATCTTCTTTCCATTCTCTCGGAAGTCTTTCACAAATTCAATAACATCGCGTACTTTTCCACGTGCGGAGATCTGCCGTAGAATATTGATACGTACCATGACTTCCCCTCGCAGAGCCTTTTCAATCTTTTCATCGTCGGCATCCTTATATTTCTGTAGATACATAATAAGATCACGCTCTGCATCCATATACTCCTTACGATTAGTAATTTCACATGTATTTACCTGGCGTATCTTATCTGGAAGATCTGTAAGGACGAGAGACTTTTCACGACGAAACATACAATATTTCCATAAATTGAAGTTCAATTCTTTCAAATTCGATGCTTCTCTTTGTCCGGAGCAGTACCGGTTAACAAATGGTTTGTAGCCACCGAAATCATCCATACGGTTTAGAATTGCCAGCTGTGGAATCAAATCTTTAGGCCGATTTACTACCGGTGTTCCTGTAAGCTCTATCACCCATTCTTTACCTGTACAAATACCCTTGCAAAACTTTGCCTGTTGAGTAGATGCAGACTTACAGCGATGGCTTTCATCAATGATAACAGACTTGAATAAATTGATTGAGTTTCTAAATTCCACATCGCGCAGCGTCCAGCCTTCGGCTTTCTTTATGCGTTGTACGAAGTATTTCTTTAGTGATTCATAGTTTACGATAAAGACTTGATGCATTCCTGTTTGATAAAAGAAGGTCCATGTATCACGTACTTTATCTGTGAGTACCATTGCTTTTTTATCCGTAAACTTCTCCCATTCCCGTTGCCAGTTGATTTTCAATGATGATGGGCAAATGACAAGACAGGGAAAAGCGTTCGCTAGATTGATGGTAGCAATACTTTGTAATGTCTTTCCGAGTCCTGGTTCATCGCAGTTCATGAAGCGCTTTAGCTCCAATCCCCGGGCAATACCTTTGAGTTGATAGGGATAAGGCTGAATTTTTAAGCTATGCGGAATTGTTAGATCTGGAAGTTCCGGAACATCATAAGCAATATCTTCCTCTTTCTTTGTAGTTCCGCTTACCCAATTTATATTTTCAAACTGCTGTATCTGATAAATCATTCTTTCAAGATCAACTCTACTCCGTGTAGGTACTATCCAAACTTTTCTAGCACCGTCAAAACGTCTTCCAGGAATCTGCCTGATCCGATCTACGATAGAAGGTTTATACTTGAAAGATAATTCAAAATTATCTCCTTTTAATTCGATATTCATGATTTAGAGTATTTTGTAGGGGGGGATTATCCCCCCTATAGTGATTGGTGTTATGCAGTTTCATCTAAAGGAACTGGAGCTTCTATTTGCTTCTTTCGCCCTCTTTTTTTAGGTTTATCTTCAATTATAACGGCTTCCTCCGGTTCGTCAGTATCAAAATCAAGACGTTCCTGTCTGACTCCCCATTTCTCTTCAAACAGATAACTCTCAACTTCTGCGTCACAAGCTGCCGCATCAATGCTCAATTCTTCATAGTAAGGATAGTCTGCATCAAGGAGAGGTACGAAGATTTTCAGATCAACAACCTTGCCGGACTGAAGTAATTTAGCTCCCATAATAGTAATTCCGGAAACACCATCGACACTATCGTTTGCATAGCCTGTTATGATGTAATTTTCAAGAATCTCTGAATAGCCAGGAGGCGTAAAACTATCCTTATTAATATTGGCAGCTTCCGGCTGTTCGCACAATACGACAAGATGTAATTTAAGACGATTAAATGTCTCTCTTAAGTCACTATGAATGATCTGATCGCAGTTCTTGCTAATTACATTCGTGTAGTTTGCTTCCGAAAAACGTTCATTGTACACTACATTCAAGCGGTCCTTTTTAATAATCGCTTTCTTGATTTCATTTTTTGCTTGTTCCATAATCTTCTTTAGTTGATAAAGTGATAATACTAAACGTTGATACAACTCCCATTACAGCAGCCGTAGTTATTTCTCTAGTTGTAGCATCTTCTCTTTGAGAGAAAGATAATGCCGTAAACAGACCGATAACGGATATTCCGATTGTGACTCTTCTTAGATTTTTCATGATAATTACTTTTTGTTGTTAAACATTCCGGACATTTGCATTTCTGCCTTAGCTTTACTTATTACAGTTACACACCACGATAATTGATGTGTTGCCGTCCGGTTGCAACGTTCGCACCAATCAACTAAGTATCTCTCTTCCAGACATAAAGAATTGACTAGAGCATTTATCGCTGTTGCTGTTGCTTTCGCACTTTTTGCCGTATCTACAAGCGTCTGCATGACCTCGGATTTCATTGCCTCATTGAGCCAATATTTTGAATCTGCGAGCAATTTGCCGGAACGAGCAACATATACAGCTAAGTCATTGCCGCGTTGTACAGCTTCTGTTACATCTTCGCTCATAGTTATATTAAGGAATGAATCTATATTGGTTAATTCAGCCAATATTTGTTCTTTTGATGTAATAAGTAAATTCATATTGTTTTATGGTAAAATATAATCAGACCATTAATTGCCACCACTTAAAAGCAAGGTCCTCGTATTTCTCTTTTCCTCTGATGTATGAAGGGTGTTTCCGGTCAGTGATAAAATGCTTGAAGATTCTACAATTCTTCTTGCTGATAGCATAAATAAAATCTTGTTGGCTACCGGCTATATCCATATACCATGCCCGGGAGCGGTCCCAGTCAAAGAAATCTATCGCTTCATCGAATTGTGCCTGAGATTCTGCGAAGGTCGTTTTTAAATCACCTCCAAAGTTGAAAGAAGACAACCACCAATCCCATTTACACCGTGTATCGAGATGATAAACAAAGTTCCCATAAAAGAACTCTTGTTGTTTATTAACCATAAACTTTTGTGTATCGGACTGTGCTAAAACGACAGCTAGAAATTGATCCTTTTCTGCTTCTTTCCGGAGAGCCTTACGCATTTCAAGCCCTAGTTCAAATTCGTCTTTCGTATACACGTAATCGTCTACCATTAACTTATCATATCTTACACGCTCGTTTTCTGTAATAAGAGCATCTACAAGAGTTCCAAACTTGAATGCCTTCTCTTTATCCCCGTATTGAGCACGGGGATAAAGATAGTTCTTAAGCTCTGTCAGATCTGAATTACTGACCTCCGGACGAGAGTAATATGAATCAGGATTTGACATGGCTATTTGGCTTTTACATCTGCTTCATATCGGATGTATTTTGATTCGATATGCTTTTGATCTTTACCGTTCGCCTGCTTCTCGCAATAAGTAATCATCTTTTTAAAGATTTTCTCCAGTTCTTCAACAGGCAACGTTTGACCTTCGTTTATCCACCACATCTGGAATATTTCTAAATATCCCTGCTGATGAAGTACAACAATCTTTTCTTTCACCTTGGCGTTAGTCGGTGGAGGAGCAATAGAAGCGGCAGCTTCCATAAAAAGACTACCAATAGAGCTTTGTTGTGCCTTCAGTGCAGCCTCTTGTTTTGCTGCTTCTTCCTCCTTTTTCAACTCTTCCATTCTTTTGGCTGCAGCTTCTTTTTCACGTTGTTTACGCAATTCTTCCGCTTTGGCAGCTTCCTCTGCATTAGCGAGACGAAGTTGTTCCAGTTCTGCAAGTTCCTTGCGTTTAGAGGGAACACGGTCGGTAAGGTCTTGCTTAACGCTTACAATCTTTGCCTTATACTGTTGAGCGTATTGCTCATATTTGCCCTCTAGAACCTCTCGGCGAATCTCCTTTTTTGTTTCTTGACTAATATAGTAAGTCGCAGAATCCGCACTAAACTTATCAAAATGAGATTTGGGATAATCGGTCTGAAAAACTGTGATTCCTATAACTTCACGATCGAAGTTTTCATAAGTCAAGTTGGAAAATATTCCCTGCAATTCAGAAACTTTACTTGAAAGATATTGGTTGAAATAAGAAAGAAGGCTATCCCCTATTATCTGTCGATAGTTTGCTTTCTCTGTTTCAATTCTAGCTCTCTGTTCCGCTTCTCTCTTTCTTTTCTGTTCTTCTTCGTATTTAAACTTGGCATACTCATTGCGCTTTATCACAAGCTTTCCGGGAATTGTTGAAGGATCCTTAGGATCAATTTGTTTTTCTTGGGAGGTGAAAAAGGAACGTATTCTATCAAATATCTGCGTAATAGGTTTACGACGTTCATCCATATTTTTGAGTGTTACGCTAACCTTTTTCAAGTAGTCGGCTGTAGCCTGATCTATTGTTTCATTCATACCTTCTCCTTCGATAGTGTCAAGGAGAGCTTGCCCAGCTTCATTACACTTTTTGACAGAATTTGTATTCTTCCCCATTATATCTGGAAAAGATGACAGAATATTTTTTGCTTCGTCTATTTTGATTAACTCTGTTGCCATATTATTTATTTTAATCGGTTAGTAAGTATTAGAATCCACCGTCTTCATCATCATCGGAGACTGGCACCTGTACAGGTTCTGGAGCTTCCAGTTGTTTTTCTTCACCGAAAGGAATATTAGGATTATCCACAGCCTGAACGGGTTCATTAACCTTATCTTCATCCACCAAGCCATAGTCGATAATTTCTTCCTCTTCTTGATCCGAATCCATAATAGTAAACTTACCTGTACGCACTTTAGGATAAGCATCAAACGCATGTTTGATCATCTTATTCTCAAGGAACCCAGGATCAATGCTTCCATTATTCGAAGTATAGAGTGCATTGGCTTTACCCAATTCACGTCTTTTAGTTTGATCGTTCCACTTCGAATTTGCTTTTTCACTATAATGTTTCAATCGTTCGATATCACCTTCCATTAACCATTGATAATCTACCGAGTTGTCATTTCGTACAATACGAATGAATGCAGCAATAACTTTGGTTGAAGTACGGGGACATTGTGCTTCATACTCGATATTCTTTATACCATTAACTAAGGATGCTTTAAAATGATCTCCCTCATATACAACGACTGGATTATCCGCATACTTGATTTGCCCGGCACGCATACGCATTGTCAGTTCGCCATACCCTGTAACTGAAACATAGGCACGTTTTTCATAAATATCATATCCTTGTGCGTTCTTGTGTCCGGTTTTACTGCTTCTGCTAAGTATATAGCAAAGTGGATGTCCTGTTTGATCTAATGTAAGACCGTTGACTGCTATATCAAGAAAACAGCCATATAGAGACATCTTTGTCGAATCTGCCAAATCAGGATTATCACGGAGAAGTTTTTGAAAGTTGAATACTTCTTTATGATACATTTGCTCACCCTTATCTGTTCCCCAGATGGCATTATACATTTGAACGAATTTTGCCTGTACATTTTCACTTTCGACAATTTTCGTTGCTGGAAGCGCATTTAGCTCTTCCACTTTTACTTCAATAATTTTACTCATAATTGTTTAAATATTAGCGTTTTATTAATCTCCTTGATATACTCCACGTCCATATTCCTCCATTAAAAGAATATCTTCGGCCGTGGGCTCTATGCTTATATCTTTTTTATCAGGTTTAATCTCTACAGGAGTAGGAACATAATTCTTTTTCTGTTCTTCTCTTTCTGCAATCTGCTTTCCGATACTGTCTTGCAGAGCCTGTAACACTTCTGATGATTTCGGTATATATCTCATACAGCGATCTGCATTAATTGTTTGATAATGTTATCCGGAACTTTATTATGCAAATCCATCATTGCACTGGCTGTTTCCAATTCGGATCGTTTCACATAATATTTTCCTCTTTCCTTATTATTTGCCGGATAAAACTTAATCCAGGCTTTTTCGCGCCACTCTTTTATTAGGCGTTTTCCGTATATTTCTTCCGCTTGTGATATCGTTACTACTTCGGGGAGTAGTCCCAGCATCGTTAGCGTTTGCACCGTCCCAATTTTAATGCATCGGGCGACCATCATTTCGAAGCAATTTTCCATAATCTCTAATTAGGCTGTTTCTTTGTTTTACTTTTGAATGGTGTTGAGCTTTTAATTACTGAAACACATCTGCATCTCTATGCTATGCTGCCTGATTAATATTGATTAGAGTTCATATACTTCTTCAATCCTATTTCTTCGTATTCTTGCCCGCCGACTCCGGTTAAGGTCGTTGTTGCAGTCAAATGCAATTTGAAAGGCAATAATTCCAAGAAATGAAAGAGCGATTAATGATTTCTGTAATTGCTTGAAGTCTATATTTAGAGCAAAAACTCTATTTATCCACCAAGCACCAAGTTCGTTCAATTTGCTGGTCCCCGTCTTTTTGTAGGCCTTATCTAACAGGACATTTACCGTTCCGTAGGCAGTACCTAATCTGTCTGCAATCTCCTTCTTTGCCAAGCCACAAGCAGCCAGTCCCGCTATTTGATTTTCCCGCTTGGTTAGAGCAGAATCAGCTTGCAGTTCCATGATGCAAAGTCTCTAGTTCGGC